TATTTAAAAGATTTAGATATATCAAATTTGTCGTTTACTATTTTTGGTAAATTTATTGGGTTTGGCACGGGCAATGACCCTACAGTTAGGATTGTAGAATTAAGCAAAGAAATAGCAGAATTAGGAAAACAAAGGGAATTAGCGTTAGGTCGTCCTTTAGTTTTATCAACAATTGATAGGGAGATATTAGCTTTACAAAGAGAGCAAGACGCACTAATTGCAATTCAAAGAATCAAAGCAGATGAAGCGTCTAAAAGCCAAACAAAAGAAAAAACAGATGGACCTATTAGAAAAGTTACAGCACCAAAAGAAAGTTTAGCAAAAGAGTTTGAATTAGAAAAATTAAGACTTGAGCATAAATTTTCTATGGTAAATAAATTTTTAAATGAAAGTGAAAAAATAGAAATTGAAAAAGAAAAGAAAAAAGCTGAAGCAATTTTAGAAATAAAACAAAAAAATATAACTGAAGAAAATAAATTTGTAGGTGTAAATTCTTTAATATTAACTTATAAACTAGAAGCAATTGACGCAGAATATAAAGAAAAACAAGCAGCACGCCGTGATAAATATAGAGAAGAAGAAGCAAAACAGCATGAAGATTTAATGAAAGAAATTGATGCTGTATTAAGTAAACAAGGAGATGTAGCTACACAAAGAGAAATATACATACAAAATTATTCAGACCAAATTAGAGCAGAAATAGAGGGGTTAAAAATGGCCCAAGAAATTCTGGTCATTGAACAGAAATCACGCTACATGAAAAGCGAGGATGTGCAATTAGAAAAAGAGTTAGTTCAAATAAAATATAAACACGCAGAAGCTGCATTAAGTATTTATAAAAATGAACAACTAACAGAAGAAGGAAGAAATACAGCGTATGCTTTAAATAACGGTAGGAGAGAAACAGAAATTGCATTAGCCAAAGAACGTATGCAAATATTAAAATCACAAAAAGAAGGTGGATTAGTAGAAGGCTTTTTGTTTAGGATGAACACGTTTGGCAAAGACATGGAAACCAGTTTTGAAGCTGGTGGCAGGGCATTTGATTCTATGATGGGCAGTATGTCTAAAGCCTTGGATGAATTTGTAACAACAGGAAAATTAAATTTTGGGGATTTTGCAAAGTCTGTTATTAAAGATATGCTTGCAATACAACTACGCGCATCCGCTAATAATTTGTTTGCAATGATTGGCAAAACTTTGTTTTCGTCATCTGTAAGTTTGACAGAGCCAATGTCTGGAGCAAGGGCAGACGGTGGCCCGGTAGAAAGTGGCGGCGCATACATGGTTGGCGAACGTGGGCCAGAATTGTTTGTACCTCGCAGCGCAGGCGCAATCGTGCCTAACCACGCAATGGCGATGGGCGGCGCAACCAACATCACCAACTACAATATTCAAGCAATTGACACCAAATCCTTTGAAGACCGCATCCTGGGGAGCAGCAAAGCAGTCTGGGCAGCAAACGCCTACGGAGCCAAAAACCTATCGCTTGGCAGGGGAAGAACATGAGTTTTCAAACCATTTTTGAAATCAGCCAAAGCATCAGCGTCCAGAATCGGCGCACTGTCGGGCAACAGGTCAGCAGATCAGGCCAGGTGCGGGTTGCTGAGTACCTGACATCTGTGCCGTGGTCATTTACAGTGCGACCACATTCGTATTTGTACTATCCGCAAGTGCGTGGCGTCATCCAGGCCATTGACAACAAAGACCGCCAACTGCCCGAGACAATCACTTTTGCCAGCAGCTTGCTAAGTTGGTTTGACGATTACAAAGGCGGCTTAACCAGTGGGCAGGCAGCAGCCTTGACGCTTGCAGCAGTGCCAGCCGCCAACGCTACAACAATCACGGTAGGCAATGTTGCAGGCGTTTCTGGCGATGTTGTGTTTGCGGCAGGTGATTTCCTACAGCTTGGCATTTACCCGTACAAAGTAACCGCCCAGGTTCTGCGTGGCGGCGGCTCAACAGTCAGCGTAACCCTGCACCGTCCTGTAATCGGCACGCCAACTGTAGGCACCTTAACCGCAGTCGGCTCGGCCTGCACGTTTTATCTGCTGGCGGCACAATGCCCAACTTACACGCTAAACCCGATGACCTCAGGCGCATTTGTGCAGTGGGACGGTGACTTTGTGTTCATTGAGGACATAACAGGATGACCACCACAATGGCTGCACTAAGCAGCCCATCCATCATCCAGGCTGAATTCATACGGCTAATCACCAGCACGGCAACCTATTACTTTTGCAATGCAGCGGCAGCAATTACCGTAGACGGCATGACGTTTACCAACCTGGGCAGCTTGTTAAATATCAGCGCAATTGACCGCAACATTAAAGCCAACAGCGCCGACCTAGCAATTTCGCTCACAGGCGTAGACGGCACCAACATTGCCGTAGTGCTTGCCGCTAACATTAAGGGCAGCAACATTGACGTATGGCGTGGATTCTTGGACAGCAACAACCAAATCATCACCAGCCCCAGCCAACAGTTTTTTAAACGGTATTCTGGCATTGTCAGCAACTGCTCAATCACTGAAGATTTCAACGATCAGCTAAGAACACGTATTGCCACTGTAGGCATTACCTGCGCCAGTTTTAGAACCATCCTAGAAAACCGCATCCAGGGCATTAAAACGACTCCCAAGGCGTGGAACTTTATCTACCCTAGCGACACTAGCATGAGCCGTGTCCCGGCGATTGCAGCCACGTATTTTGACTTTGGCAAACCACCACAGTCTGCAACTGTCAGCAGCAATACATCAAACTTTGCAAACAGTGACAATTTAGGAGGCACGAGTTTATGATTCGTGAAGCCAACAAACACGATATGCCTGAGTTGTTGCAAATGATGCGGGACTACAGCACGCAGACGCCTGTGCCAGCATTGCAAGCAGCAGCAGCGCATGACGAGGCGCACGTTGCCAACTTGATGACGCAAATGATGGCAGGGCGGGGCTTTGTTTTGATTGACAATGAATCCCGAGGGTTTATTGCGGCACTGATTACCACAAACGTCTGGTGCCCAGAAGTTTACGAACTGCACGAACTGGCCTGGTGGGTTAAACCCGAGCATAGAAACGGAACCGTGGGCGGCAGGCTTTGGAAGGAATTTGATCGTCTAGCAACAGATTTGATTGACGATGGACGCATTGACGTAGCAGTTACTGCTGTGATGGCAAACAATACTTGGATTGATTACACCAAACGAGGCTACGCACCAATGCAAGCAACATTCTTTAGGGTGCATTGATGGTTGCAACAATTATTGCTTATGGCATTGGAGTATTGGTTACTCTTGGAGTACCGGCTTATGCTGCTGGAGCAATAGCAACCTTTGCGGTCAATTTTGCCGTTAGTTATGTTATCAATCGCGTATTTGCACCGAATGACCCAACAGCAAATCAACCCGTTGACCAGGGCGTTAGACAACAGGTAGCACCTAACACCACCAACAGCTTGCCAATCGTATTCGGCAATGCCTATATGGGCGGCACATTTGTGGATGCCGTGCTGACGATTGACCAGCAATCAATGTACTACGTGCTGGCAATCAGCAGCATTAGCCCTAATGGGCAATTTACTTTTGATCGCACCAAGTTTTACTACGGCGACCGCTTAGTTACTTTTGATGCGTCAGACTTGACCAAAGTAGTCAGCCTGACAGACGGCGCTGGAAATGTAGACACAAAAATCAGCGGATATCTTTACATCAATTTGTACACCTCAACCGATGCAGGTGCCATTACTACCATTACGGGCAGCGCACCAAATACCGCAATGGGCGGCGCAGACATTATTGCAGCAGAACGCTGGCCTGCTGCCGTTCGACAAATGAATGGCTTGGCGTTTGCAATCGTAAAGCTAAACTACAACCAAGACGCAGGCACCACAAATCTACAGGCAATTACTTTTAATGTTACTCAAAATCTAAACGGGACAGGCGCAGCCAAGCCTGGTGATGTGTGGGCAGACTATTTGGGCAACGAAGTGTACGGCGGCGGCATGGCAGCAGGCTTGATTGCTACCGCATCAGCAACTGCGCTTAACACCTACGCAGACCAAACGATTACGTTTACCGACAGCAACGGCAACCCAGCAACTCAAGCCAGATACCGCATCAACGGCGTGCTGGATACAGGGCAAAATGTACTTGCCAACATTGACCGCATCATGCTGGCCTGCGACAGTTGGAACGCCTATAACGCAGCGTCTGGGCAGTGGTCAATTGTGATTAACAAAGCGGAAAGCACCGCATACGCTTTTGACGACACCAACATCATTGGCGACATAAAAGTTAGCCTGACAGATATCACAAATTCAATCAATCAAATTGAAGCGCAATTCCCTAACAAATTAAACCGTGACCAGCGAGATTTGGTTTATCTTGAAACGCCGTCAAACCT